CTGACTGGCCGGATGGGGACTGGAGGCGGGAACGTGCCGCTGGTCATGGCTGAGTCAGGGGAACCGCCAGAATCCGAGATGTATGAGAACCACTCGCAGGATACCCGGTATAAAGGACCGCTGGACACAGCACCTACGGTCAATGCCACTTATGGCATGGGCGGCAATAACCAGCCTTTTATAGTTGAAAAACCAAAGACAATGAAAATCCGCAGCGGATGTGACGGTGGGGGAAAAGGCATTTTATTACAAGATGATAAATCAGCGACCCTTGGCTGTAACAACGACCAGACGGTGTTCGTGCCGTTCTGCAAAGGGACGCGCCCGCATTCATCTGAGGAAGGCCAGGTCTGGAAAGAAGGGGATGTGGCAAACACGCTGAACACCTTTGATGTCGGGGAAACCCGGTGCAGTGAACTGGTGGTGGGTGCGTTTGGTATCTGCTCCAAGGACAGCAACGCCATGAAGTCAGACAATCCGAAATCCGGATTTTACGAAGCGCAGACCAGCCGGACGCTGGATGCGAATGGCGGGAATCCGGGCTGCAACCAGGGCGGGATTGCCATTGTTGCCTTTGCACAGAACCAGAGGGATGAGGTTCGTGAACTTGGGGATAAATCCGGCGCGCTTGCGGCAGAACCGGGAATGAAACAGCAGACCTATGTCCTGCAGGGTAGCATGATTGGCAGGGAGGACAAGAATGGACCACAGGGCAGCGGTGTCAATGAAGATGTGTCTTTTACGCTGGATGCGGCCGACCGCCATGCTGTGGCTTATTGCATGACTACCGGGGAATATTCCCAGGTGGTGAAGGAAAAAGCACCGACTTTGATGGCGAGGGATTATAAAGACCCGCCAGTGGTAAATGATAAGCCCGCACCCGAACCGTACTATATTGTACGCCGCCTGACTCCGACCGAATGCGCAAGGCTTCAGGGATTCCCGGACTGGTGGTGCGGCGGCTTGGGGATAGAGAATCCGACTGCAGAAGAAATAGAGTTCTGGACGGAAGTGTGGGAGACGCACCGGAAAGTCATGGGAACATCTAAAAAGCCGAAGACCGGGAAACAGATCCGGAAGTGGCTGGCTGACCCATATTCCGATTCCGCAGAATATAAACTCTGGGGGAATGGGATCGCATTGCCATGTGCTTATTTCGTACTGTCTGGTATTGCCTGGGCTGCGCAGTGTGGAGCAGAAGCAGAGTAATGAACGATGGCGGAGGACATCTTTGCTGCCGATGGGGAACCATAAGCAGCAGGGCGGGCTTCTGCCATGATACATAGGAGGGATGTTTTATGGGATGGATGGTTGCTGCGGCTGCCGTTTTTGTAATTCTTGCGTCCCTTGTTACCCTTTCCCTCTGTATGGCAGCCAGGGATGAGGATGATGATGCGGAACAGATGAAATGGATACAGGACATTAAGGAAAAGCGCAGAAAACGGAAGGATGGGCGGAAGTTACACTAATGCACAATTCCCGCCCATGGATTTGTGCATTAGGTCAATTCCGCACATTTGCGGGGATATCCGTTGACTTATCCCGGCTTTAGAGTGATTAATACCATACGCCAAAGAACACTGGCAAAAAAGCCGGAGAGAACGAAGAAAGGAGCGGCATGACATGATGAAATTTGAAAAGAACATAGAGGAAAGAAAGGTACTGGTTAAAAGACTGGGAGAACTTACGGGGATTTCCCCTTACTACACAAAGGTTCCGAGATGCGCCTATGAGATTGGGGATTACACGGTAGAACGGGATGGAAGCCTGACAGTGGAAGAGGATGCGGCAGACCTTGGAATCCTTGCAGCCCTGAAAAATGAGGGACTGATCAAGGATGCAGAGGGAATCCTCGAAGCGGCAGCGGAAGAACCAGGGCAGACAGAGGAAACAGCAGAGACAGATTCTATCCCGGACAGCGAATACGAGTCAGAGGTTCGGGAAGAGGCAGCCGCCCAGGAGGGAGAGGAACCGCTGGACATGGTGATCAGCCTACCGATGGGAAATCACACAGGAAATACTTTAAGAAACCTTGTGAACATGATCTACAGCAGAGGCCCACTTCTTAGCAAAGCATCCGGCGGGCACTTCCGTGTGGAGAAGGAACTGGCAGAGATTCTGAAAGATGATGCCAGCACCGCCACAGTCCAGAGCTTTTTGACAGCACTGGCAGATTATACGGAAACGCACGGCGGTATGGAGGGGCTTCAGATCACGGAAGAACAGATTTCCTTCACAGGATTTCCGGTGCCGGCGGATAAAGCACACTCCGATGCGTTTTGCCAGTTGGCTGCCATGATGAATGACATGGCACTTTCACAGAAACGGATTCAGGCAAAAGAGGTCAACACGGATAATGAAAAATACGCATTCCGCATCTGGCTCCTCCGGCTTGGGATGAACGGGGACGCCTACAAATCTACCAGAAAGGTGCTGATGGAGAAACTTGGCGGCCACGCCGCATTCCGGACACCGGAGGAAGCGGAAAAGGCAAAGGCGAAAAATAAAGCGAAGCGTGAGGCGGAAAAGACAATGGCAGGAGGTGGGGAGGCATGATGGAAAATATCTGCAAACTGGCATACCAGAAGGCGGTAGATGCCATTGATGGGACGGAGCAGGTGTATTTTAAGCATGGGTTCTGGAACCCCTATGAACTGAAACCAACGGAGGAAGTGAAAAAACGGATCATGAACAGCGGGTATGGCGCAGATGTGGACCGGAAGGACGGGATGCTTTATGTGTTCTGCCCATGCAGTTCGGATATGTGGTAAACCGCAGTTTCCCGCAAATGGGGCCGGGACATAATGAGGCACCTTCTCCATTGTAAGTGATATTACCTCTGAAAATGTGCATTATCAAGTGCTTTTCCCGCCATAAAATACACACTTTTTGCCTCTGATCTTTGGTACATTTATGCCCGTTATCAACTTGCTATTATCTGCGTTCAGAGTGATATATAGACACAACAAAAGAGCAGAAAACACCGCAGGCAAGCGGTTTTAGCAAAGGAGATAGCGAAAATGAACGAAAAGACAAGAGCGCAGATTGAGGCAATGAAAAACCAGACCATCGGAGTCGAGATAGAAATGAATAACATCACCAGGGAAAAGGCAGCGAAGAAAGCAGCCGAGTTCTTTGGAACCGGCAGATATGAATACACAGCGGGCCGGAACGGATATTTTGCCTGGTCAGCATGGGACGCACAGGGAAGGGAATGGAAGTTCCAGAGGGATGTCAGCATCGAGGGGCCGGACAGCCAAAAATGCGAGCTGGTCACCCCAATCCTGATTTACGATGACATTGAGATGCTGCAGAAACTTGTCCGCCTTTTGAGAAAGGCCGGGGCAAAGAGCAGCCCCTCCAGAGGATGCGGAGTCCACATCCACATTGGAAAGGGTAACCATACTCCGCAGAGTATCCGCAACCTGGTCAACATCATGGCAGCCCATGAGACACAGATCGGCAGGGCCATCCGGCTGGACCAGGGACGGCAGAGACAATACTGCCGGACGGTCGACCAGAGATTCTTGGAACAGCTCAACCGGAGAAAACCACGCACCATGAGCCAGCTGGCAGACATCTGGTACGAGAGCCAGGGGCAGGACTGGCGCAGGCATGACCACTACAACGGCAGCCGCTACCATATGCTGAACCTGCATGCCACTTTCACAAAGGGGACCATCGAATTCCGGCTTTTCCAGTTCGCAGACCCGGCAAACGGAAAACGGAATGGGCTTCATGCGGGAGAATTAAAGGCTTACATCCAGCTCTGCCTTGCCATGAGCCAGCTTGCCAAGCAGCTTCGGAGCGCAAGCTGCAAGCCGCAGCAGACCGAGAACGAAAAATACGCTTTCCGGTGCTGGATGCTTCGGTTAGGCTTCATCGGGGAGGAATTCGCAACGGCGAGGGAAATCCTCCTGCGGAACATGGATGGCAACGCAAGCTGGAGAAACGGAAGGCAGTAAGCCTTCCATCCACGGAAACTTCCGGGCGGGCAACCGCCCTTGGGGTGGTAGAAGGAGGCGAAGATATCATGAAAAACGAAAACAGGATGAAACATATGGATGCTGCCCCAAGAGGCAGGGCATTTAAAGTGACGGTGTCGGAACTTTACCAGAGGGAGATTACCGTATACGAATCAGAAATGAAGGAAGCAACACCGGAGGAAGCCCTCCGCATGGTGGAGAACTGGTGGCAGGACAGCCAGATCGATTTAAACGAAGCGGATTTCCAGGGCGTGGACTATTCCCTGACCGGAATAATGGATGCATCGGCAGAAATGGAAGGCGGTGAGTGACAATGGCAGGAATGTTCTCCCTGGGGCTTAGCACAGGGGCAGCGAGGAAACCGAACCGTTTTTATCTGGCCTACGGTTCCAACCTGTCCCTGGAACGGATGAAAAGCCGCTGCCCGGATGCTGTGGTGCTTGGCACAGCTGTCATTCCCGGCTACCGTCTCCTGTTCAAAAAGAGCAAGACCGGAAGCTACGCAACCATCGAGCAGGATGCCAACTGCTGTGTCCCCGCACTGGTCTATAAGATTTCAGAACTGGATGAAGCGCTGCTTGACCGCTGTGAGGGTTATCCCCGGTATTATTATAAGCGGAATTTCCGGCTTTCTGTCACGAGGCTGGATTCCGGCAGGCGGATGAAAGAAAGGAAATGGTGCATGGCCTATGTGATGCACGAGGAGCGTATTCTTGGGGAACCGGACATGGAGTATTTCCGGCTCTTGGATGAAGGGTACGGCGAGTGGAATTTTGATACCGATATTCTGGATAAGGGGCTGGCGGACAGTATCGGGATCAGGGCTGCGGGAGAATACATAGAACGTTACCAGCGAGGGTAAAGTACACAATCTGCGGCCGGTACATTTGGTGGATTTATGGATCAGGATTCGCTTGCTATTACCGGCCAAAAGAGTGATTAATACCATACCGCCTGAGAAGCGCGGAAGAAAGGAGCGAAAGCAAATGAGCAAGAAAAAATACTACATAGCGTACGGGAGCAACTTATCAGTGGGCCAGATGGCCTACCGCTGCCCGGATGCGAAAGTCATCGGAACCGCGGTCATTGAGGATTACGCGCTGCTTTTTAAGGGCTGCGCCACCATTGAGCAGAGGGAAGGAAAAAAGGTGCCAGTACTCATCTGGGAGATTTCCCCCAGTGACGAAAAAAACCTTGACCGCTATGAGGGCTATCCCAACTTTTACTACAAAAAGGATTTGACATTGACAGTCCAAATGACCGGAACGGATGCCAGCCAGGAACTGACCGCAATGGTCTATATCATGGATGAGCGCCGCCGCCTCGCCAGTCCAACGGGCTATTACTACAAGGTGCTGGCAGACGGTTATGAGGACTTCGGGTTTGATAAAGCAATTCTGGAGCAGGCACTTGTGGACAGCGTTGGAAAACGTACAGCCAGAGTATTTTTGAACGGATATCAGGACGATTGCAGGGGGTAGCAAATGGGGAAAAAGAATTTGAATATTAAGCTGCCGGAGGCCATGCTGGATGAACTGGAAATCATCCGCAGGGAGCGGAGCCAGCAGGAAGGGCGCAGGGTTTCCAGGAACAGCCTGATCGAAGAGGCAGTAGAAAAATATGTTACGGCGGCAGAAAAATTTCTGGAGGGATTGTTTCAGGAAGGAAATTTAAAGCCGGATCAGCCATACCAGATTTCCGTGCGGGAGTTCCTTGGCAGGCATACGGATGACAGGATATCCATGATGACACCGGGAGGGTATGTGGATTTGGATAAAGCGCAGACAGAACGGCTCCTCTCCGGACAAATGGTAAAGGCCCATCCCGGATGCAGGGAGGATTTCCGGGATGCTCCTGCGGAGGAACTGTTGCCGCAGAGCGTCCTATCGGCACATCTGCGGGATGGGGTGTGGCAGCTTCTGACAGACATCGAATGTGGTACAGAAACGGTCCGTACCGTCTGCTATGATACAGAGGATATCTGGAAGAGCCGTGAGCTGGCGAAGCAGTTTTTCCTGCGGGCAATGGCAGCCTGCGAGGGCAGTGAGAAAGAACGCTACACAAATATTTACATGAAACTGATGATGGGAATGACAGACTGTGATGATTCGGAGGTGTGAGCATGGGATTCCCAAAGAGAAAAATCGTGGAGAAAATCAGAAAGGATTATCCTGTCGGCTGTGAGGTGGTGCTTGACCGGATGGAGGATGTGCAGGCTCCTCCGGTGGGGACACACGGAACCGTGAAGTCAGTGGATGATACGGGAAGTATCAAAGTTGCATGGCGCACGGGCGGAAGCCTGCGCGTGGTCTATGGGGAGGATGCCTGCCACCGCATCGACACAGATGCGATAGTAAAAGAATTTCTGGACGGATACGGGAAAACACAGGCCGGAGGGAGCTGCCCGCGCTGCGGCAGCCCCATGCCGCATTTGGAGCGCCATGCAGTCAGCCGGAGGGCGCACCTCATTGTATGCGATCTGTGTGGAACGGAGGAAGCGCTGGAGGATGCAGGGATGTCAGAGAAGAAACCGTTGTTTACATGGGAGGCATGGAAGGAGAGAGGAAAATGAGCCACAGAAAAATGCCTGCTTACGGAGAACGCGAGCATGGCGGCAGATACATACTGGATGATTACTGTTGGTCCAGGAACCATTGCAGGGCAGTTACAATCCGCCGTTGGAAACGGAATTTGAAAAAGAAGGCCCGGACAAAGACGCGGATGCAGTTTGTATGGGTGGAAGGAGGATATGAACAGGATGAAATCTAAAATATGGAAAACGGGGGATACCTGTTTTGTGATCACCAATAAGAAAAAGCGGCAGTCAATGGAATATAAGGTTCTTTCCTTCGATGGCAGGTTTTATTTTCTGGAAAGCCGGACGGGAAGCCATATCAACGCTTCCCCGTCCCGAATGTTCCGGTCAAAGGAAGATGCGACCGCTTCACTGGGATAGGAGGCAGCCATGATGCAGGAGCCAATGCCGGGAACGGCACGGATAAAAAGGAACAACTGGAACAGGGGCAGCGGTGTGTACAGTATGAGGGGTGAGCTGAAAAGAGGAACCGCTCTCAATAAGAAACGCCTGAACCGAAAAGTCCGGCACAGAAATAAGGATGCCCTGAAAGGGTGCCGCTACAAGCGTATATGCAGGACATCCCATATGGTGGATTTTACCTAAAAAAGAAAACAGGGCCGGTAATAACCCGGCACCCCTCTCCAGTTTACCGTATATTCGCTCTGAAAGTGAGTTTTATCAAGCGGATTCCGAATAATAATGTACACAATCTTTTACCGGCATGTCTGGTACATATATGGTGCCAGACTTGCTTGCCATTCTGTGGAAATGACGGTAATATGCACGTACCATAAGAAAAGGAGGGCGCAGATATGTCGGAATACCGGATAGAGGAGTCTGCCAGAAAGCGGGCGTTGAAATTTAAGGAAGATTACGAACGCCATTTTGAAAAAAACTCAAAACGGATGAGAAAGATAGCAAAGGAGACAGAGGCCTATTTAGAGCGGGAACATTTGCAGGATGATACTGACGCCACACTGAATATCATCAGCATTCTTCCAAGTTGCCATTACCGGATTTATCTTTACGGCCGCTACCATGAGCTGGTGAAGAAAGCAGGAAGAACTGATACAGAACTGGAGTACAGGAAATGGAAGATAGGCGGGGAAACTTCAGAGAAAATCCAGAAGTTCGCAGTGATTTACCGGAAGAGAGAAAAATGTCTGAGAAAAATGGAGTCTGATGCGGAGGCAGAATGCATTGGTTACCTGAAAAAAAGCGGATTGTGGGATGACCTGGAGGCGGTGCATGAAATGCGGTGCTGCCTGCCAATATGCCTTTTAAGGCATAAACTGGATGAACGATACTATGAATTATTTATGAAAGAAAATGAGGATTTCACGGATGAGGATTAGTTTTTTATATTCTTTTCCTGTATAAATGATGCACAGTTTCCGCCAGAAATCTTTGTGTACATTATGGTTCAGCATGGACTTGATAATATATGTTTTTAGAGCGAATATGTCACTACCGAAAGGGAAAACAAAGAAAACGGAGGAAACACACATGAAGGAATTAAGCAAAAAGGAACTGGAAAGCCTGGTGGAGATCGCAAGGAAACACATTTACCCGGTTGAGGCCAGAGGGGATTTGGAAACCCGCGACAATGACAGCGAGGATTTTCTGGATGTTTCCGTCTGGAGCATCAAGGCAGCATTGACGGCGGCTTACGAACTTGGGAAAGAAAGCAGCCAGAACAAACGTAGCGGCAGGAAAATATCCCTGACAACGGCAGACGGGATTCCGGAGAGCTTAAGCAACCTTTGGTACACTGGTGACTGCGACATTGCAACTTTCACGGATGCGGTTGAGGACAGCCGGACGGGGGCAGAACTGGTCAGGAACCTTGGCAGGCTGAAACTTTTTAGAAAATTTACTCTCCAAAGGGAAACGGATACCAAGATCAGGCTGAAGGGCACAGACCGCATGGGAAACATCAGCTACCTGACAGTCACAAAATAAATACCGGAAAACAGGCAGGGGCAAGGGGCTGGCACGGCCGGCCTTTTGCTCGTGCCTGCTTGATGCCATAAAATGCACAGTTTTTCGTTGAAATGATTGTGTACATTATGGCTCCGATAGTAGTTGCTATTCCGGGCACATGACGGTAAGATGTGTCACACCAAAGGGGAACAACCCCAAAATCAAGGAGGACACAGAATATGAAGAAAAACAATTTTGCAGAAGAATACGCACAGGAGACGGCGATCAAGGCACAGTACCACGAGGCAGAAAAGGCAGGAAATACGGAAGGACAGGAAGCTGCACGGAACGCCTACCATGAGCTGGAGGAGCAGATTGCAGGAAAGGGAAATCCCTACGCGAGAATCTACCGGCTTTACAGCGAGGCACAGGAACGGGGCAATGCGTACATCGATTTAAACGATACCATCTGGGATGATCAGGTACCGGCATTGATCGGAAACCTCCGGGAATACGGCATTGAAAAATTTACCTTTTCCTCCACCTGGTCTTCGGCGGTGGAAACCGCATGGCTTTTCACACAGAATGGATGCAGGCTGGAGGGGCTGGTGGAGATCAACGGCCGCCACAAAGCATTTATGAGCGACGAATACGAGAAAGCCCATGGCTACCTTTTTTCCATCGGGGATGCAGAGGATAAATAAGGCGTAATCGGCCGGAAAAGGGGCGGTAAGCCCCTGAAGGCTGCCGCCGGAAAATCCCCCGGATGCCCGGTAAAAATGCGGACACGGGCGGCTGTGGCGGGCACTGCGGGGAGAACAGAAAGCAGGAGGGCAAAGCAGTGGAATATAAGGGTTACTACATAGCAGTTGGCTGGAACAATCGGGAGATGGGATTTGATTTTGACGTATACGATTCGGAAAACAAAGCGGTGGCTCGGAGCGATGCAGCCTATTTCTTTGACGATAACGCAGAAAAAGCGGCGAAGGAGGCCGTTGACAAAATCCTGCAGGAGCAGGAAAACGGGGAATAAAATACACAAATACCCATCCATATCTTTGTGCGGTATATTCGGATAATCTGCTTGCTATATGTGCGAAACAGAGCGAATATGTCACTACCGAAAGGGAAAACAAAGAAAACGAAGGATTACAACATGAAAGCATTTTACAAGTTTGAAGAGACCACTAACATGGAGAACCTGCAGATGAAGGTCAGCTCCTACGGCGCGGTATTAAAATATGGGGAGCAGGTTCTCGTGACAGACATTGGCTGGAAGGGATTCGCTGCAGCGGTTTACGAGTTCATCGAAACCCCGGAGGAAACAGGACTGGCGGATATCGAATGCAGGCTGAACCTGGTAGAAGCGGCAGAGGACGCTTTCGAGGATGGCGGTCATGCCATCGCATGGTGCATGGAAAAAGCAAAGTAGGGGAGGACACGGATTATGGCAGGATGCAGAATATGCAAACAGGAGATGCTGACGGCGCAGGGATGCGCCATCGGCACGGTACACATTAACGGTAAAGTATACCCAAGGATCAAGGCCGGGGATGCGCGGGATTTTAACCCATCCATGGAAGAAGGGGAACGCTGCGGTGACTGCGGCGCGATGAAAGGCTTCTTCCACCATTTCGGATGTGATATAGAGCGCTGCCCGGTCTGCGGGATGCAGATGATAAGCTGTGACTGCGAAGATGTTTATTATGAGGGGATCGGGGAAGAATGATCAAGTCCAAGGTCCGGAAGATTCCATAGGGAAAATTCAAGGCTGCTGTAATATACACAATTTCCCCTCCGTATCTTTGGTACATTTACGGCGCAGAATTGACTTGCTATATGTGCGAAACAGAGCGAACATGTCACTACCGAAAGGGAAAACAAAGAAAACGGGGGATTACAGCATGAAAAACATTTACACACTGAGAAATGAGCTCGACCTTAGAAATTACAATACGGCGATCACAAGAGCAGATTTTGAAGCTCATTTTACCAAAACAAAGGAGCGCATCGAATTTACTTTCAACGGTTGGGATGGAAAAAGTTATGACGGCGAGAGCCGCAAGGCATACATTTACCGGACAGACATTCCGGGTTACGAGGAAGCAAGGTTTATCAAAGTTGGCAGGCGCCTGCATTTCATTGACGAGGAGAGCAGCGTTTTGGAAAAGGCAACCGGAGCCTTCCACAAGACAGTGGGATGGCTGGTGGATGTCGAGAGGGCATGAGAGGAAACGGAGGCAGCGTAATGTTAGCAGAAGGAACGATTGGGATTCAGGAAAACGGAAAAATGGTGGCCTGCCATTATAAGATGAAATACTTTGACGAACCGAGCCGTTTTGGTATTGAAGGCGGGCGGATTTCCAAATTGACGATCCGCAGGGAAGGGGAATTTACCTGCAATTATGACAGGGGATGGGACCTGGAACCGGAAGATGAAGCAACACGGACGGCAGTTGCCCTTTTGATGAAGGAATACAACTAAATTTTCCACCAATGAAACAGTACCCGGAAAGGGGCTGTTTCTCGTAGTAAAACAGACAATTTTCTTCTTTATCTTTGGTACATTTATGGAGCAGAATTGACTGGATAATCATGTGTTTCAGAGGTAATATGCTACTACCGAAAGGGAAAACAAAGAAAAACGGAGAAAACGGACATGGCAAAAAGAATGAGCAGGAAGGCGCAGGTTTACCTTACAAAGATCAAAGCAGCGTCAAATGAATATGACTTGAAAGGAATGGAAATCACAATCAAGAAGGACACAGCATTTGAATGGTCAGAGTTTACGAGGCTGAATGACGCCATTGAGGAAAAAAGAGTCGGTCTTCGCACGGATCAGGAATCAGCAAAACTGAAGGAACTGGTTTTCTTCCGGGCGAAAGCGGAGCTGGATGGCTATCTGATGATGAAGGATGGGGATGGGTACACGGAAGAGGAAACGGAGCGCCAGAGGGAGCGCTTCAGCAGCATCTACCAGATTATTGAGGAGGCAGAACTTGAAGATGAATATGATGCATGGAAACAGATAAATGCATAAACATTGTTGCAGGCATATGCCCAGAAAGGGGCTGTCCCTCGTAGTAAAATGGACAATTTTCTTCCCGTATCTTTGGTACATTTATGGCTCAGAATTGACTGGATAATGTGCAGAACCAGAGGTAATATGTACCTACCGAAAGGGAAAACAGAAAGAACGGAGGAAACAGCGATGACAAGATTTCAAAAGGAACTGAGCGGAGCACTTGGAGCATATTGGAAAAGAGCAGCAGAGAAAGAACTGGAAAAGGTCAGAGAGGACCTGCAGGCCGGCAAGATTACCATTGATGAGAACGGGGTTGCCCGCAACTGTATCGGCAGGGTGCTGATGAGCGACATGCTGGAAAAGCTGGCAATGGTCACTGACAAGGTCAGTGTGGAAGCGACCACAGCGGCCAGGGACAAAGAGGTTTCCAAATCCCTTGCGGAATATCGGAAGAGCGCAAGGCCGGTTTCCGAAGAGGAGCGCATGGAGATGCAGGCTGCTTTTGGAAAAGGAACCACGGTGGTCAATGTCCTGACCGGCGAAAAAACCGAACTTTAAAATTACAACGAAACTACAGGCATAACCCCAAGGGGCTGTGCCTCGTTATCCCCGTTTTTATATAGATTGATTTTACTTAAGGGCTTCTTCGGAGGTCCTTTTTGTTTGCCCATTTTGGAGGAAAGGAGGGATGCCATATGGCGACAAGGGGAAGGAAACCGACTCCGACTGCGATTAAAGAATTAGAAGGAAATCCGGGCAAGCGCCCATTGAATGCGAAAGAACCGAAACCTGTCAAAAAGGCACCATCCTGCCCGAAGTGGCTGGAGCCGGAGGCAAAAAAAGAATGGCGGCGGCTGTCTAAACAGCTGGAGCAGCTTGGAGTGCTGACAGAACTGGACATGGCATCGTTTGCAGCTTATTGTCAGGCGTATGCCAGATACAAGGAGGCGGAGGAATTTATCACGCAGCATGGTTCCATTGTGAAAACCCCGTCAGGATACTGGCAGCAGGTTCCACAGGTGGCACAGGCACAGACTTATAGTAAGATTATGCTCCGGCTTGCGGAGCA